AGTTCTGTTCTATTAACCTTCTGGTTAGGTTTTTCTTGCCGTTGGATAATTCCATTTCAACTCTTTCAGGTAAATAAGGGTATAAATCGGTTTCCCTATTGTATCCTAATGTCAACTGATCTTTTGTAAAGTCCTCATACCAATAAGGTAATACAACTATATCGCCTTCAGTCTTTTCTGGATAGTTATGATTTGTATTTTGTATAAAAGAGAACTCAGGAACTTCATTACTATAAAAGGCATCAGTAAATGAATGATTTTGAAATGTCATATCGTCTTCCATGTCATCCCATTTTGTTAATATTTTTTCTACTTGTTCATTACGATTACAAACATAACAGAAATTACCATCTTCTAATATTAATTTATCTATACCTTTAGTCTTATAGTTAAAGAATTCTTTAGGATTGTTTAGTATAACATTAGGCGTTACAAATAAGGATACGTCTCCTGGTTGTGTATGTTGCATTATGTCTATCTCTAACCAGTCTTTTCCATACTTAGGAACATGAAAAGTTATGCCTTGTATATAACCTTCTTTCTTCTTAGTGGTTTCTAACAACTTCATTTCATCATCGTTGGTAAAGACAATGAAGTCAAAGGGTTCTATAATCAGTTTCTTCGCCTGAGTATAAAAAGCGTTTATATGTCGTTGACTATAATTGCTGTCTAGCTGATTAGCTATTAGTGTTACCATGCCAAAGTCTCAAAAGTTTCTCATCTTGTAATTCATCAATTTTAATCTGTCCCTTTGCTATCGGATGCGGAGTTAAGTCCGTATTGAATATACAAAGTTTACAGCTTTCTCTATATTTATGTCGTTCTAAATCGTCCGGATAACGCATTCCTCTATTGTAAGAGTACGACCATTCGTAAGGTATGTTAGTCCAAAATTCTCTTTGTCTCCAATAGTGATAGTTATCTGTCCCTTTAAAGAACGTTCTAAAAATTTGTTGCTCTTCAACTAACGCATCATCAAATATATGTTGACATTGATCCATGTTCCAACACATCATACTTGAATTAAAGTATGTACCACGAACTTCTATAAATTTTCTATCGTGTTTATGCCTAGGGTCTTGCCAAGTGCTATGTACAATTCTAGGTTTTAAAGCGAGTTCGTCTAAGTCGGTTATGTCGTTTTGTATTATTACGTCAAGGTCAAAGTAGGTCCATTTCCCTACAAATCCAAGCCATTCGTGAGAGTTAAACACAAGAAACTTGGCTCTGTCCCAACAATAATTCTCTTTTCCAAACCAATACTTAGGATGTAGCGGTTCTATATCTGGTATTTTTTCCGTAGAACATTTTAAACCTTTCGGCTCGTCAGTAAAACATGTAAAGGTAAACTCTTTGTGGTAGTTTTCCTGCACCATACGATACAGGTTATTTACATATTCGGGCGAGTATTTAGTGCCCCATTTGATGCAAACAAAATTCATCATATTCTTTTTCAATCTCCGGCCAGTGTGTTAGCCCATTTAATATACATATCGAGTATTCAGGTCTATATTTTCTTCCTGCAAATAGATATGAATACACTTCATGTTCTGGTAAGTGTTCAAATGTAAACCCTTCATGATATAAAAACGTATCATCTCCATTAGGATACTTTACTATATATTCATCCTTTTTCTTATTATAATATTCGTAAATATGTGTTAGATCTTCCCAAAGCATTACACTTGAGTTGAAATTGCTTAGTGGAAAGTCTGATCTATACGGAAAATCATGGATGTTCATTTGTTTTATACCTTTATCTTTCCACCACGTCCATATTATTAAGGGTGTTCCGTTGTATAAATCAAACAAATGATCAATTGGCTTCTGAATTCTAACGTCTAAGTCTAGGTATAGTATGGTTCCTAAATCATTATGTTTAAATAGATTTAATTTCTCCATACACCCTGGGTCGGGTTCATTATCCATATAAATAACTTGTATATTAGGATCCAAGTCCTTTGGATCATCAGTTACACATACATAATTAAACTTGCCTTCAGTATGTTCATAGATTGAATTGACGGCATTTGCATCATATTTGTCACCATATTTTAATGTTAAAATAGTTTTCATTGTAATCATTAATATTTATAAATAAGATAAACAACAGTTTTAGAGATTGCGAGATGGCCACAGTACAAAATATAACTATTGACCAAGGTACGACGTTTAGTCTGACGATTAATCTCACGAATGATGATAATTCAGCCAAAAATTTAGCGAATTATACAATAGCATCACAAATGAGAAAATCATACGAGGGGACGACCAAAACGGACTTTACTACGGCAAAAGTAGATGCAACAGGCGAAGTAACAATCTCATTGACCGCAGCTCAAACCACAACGGTTAAAGCAGGGCGGTATGTATATGATGTAGAGATCACAGGAACAGATCCTGTGGAAACTCTTAGAGTATTAGAAGGCCTCGTAACAGTAACCCCACAGGTAACAAAAGCAGCGTAGGAGGATAGATGGCAGTAACAGTTACACCGCAGTCCGGACTAAAGGTAAACGTAGGTTTAGGAGCCGCGCGTGTTGTTACAACACAAACTACTTCTGCTAAAGTGGGGACTTCATTAGATGATCTATCAAGTGTAGATACATCTGGTGTACAGGATGGTTATACATTAGTTTATGATACGACAGTAAATAAGTGGGTGGCGCAAACATTGTATGCAGCACCCCCAACTACAATCGATGGTGGGACATTTTAGTCACAATAACAAAACATTTAACTAGGAGAAATTAAATGGCAACAACAATTCAAATTAAAAGAAGCACGGGCTCAGCAGCCCCAGCAACTACTGATTTGGTTGAAGCTGAATTAGCGTACTCTGAAGATAGATCAGGCAGTGGTGCAGCAGCCAAACTTTATATTAGTTCCATTAACTCAGGTGGGTCGGAAGTAATACAATCGGTTGGCGGTAAATACTACACTGATATTATTGATGCAGCAGCAACAGCAAATACAGCTAGCACTCTTGTAAAGAGAGATGGTAGTGGTAACTTTGCGGCTGGCACAGTAACTTTTGGATCGCTAAGTGATGGAACAATAACAGCAACAGCATTCGTTGATGAAGACAATATGGCTTCCAACAGTGCTACGTTGATTCCAACACAGCAGTCTGTGAAGGCTTATGTGGATGCTCAAGTAACAGCACAGGATATGGACGTAACGTCTGACTCCGGTACTATAGATGTAGATCTAGATTCAGAATCTTTAACTATTGCAGGGGGCACAGGTATTTCTACAAGTGCTTCTGGAACAACAGTTACAGCTACTCTAGATAATACAGCAGTTACAGCAGCGTCTTATGGATCAAGTGCAGCAATTCCAGTAATAACAGTTGATGCTCAAGGACGTATAACAGCGGCCACTACAGCAGCAACCAGTTCAACACTGACAATTGGAGCCGATTCAGGATCTGATGACACCTTAACGGTGGGAACAGATACATTCAACTTTGCAGGAACGGCCAATGAAGTTGAAACAACAGTTTCAAACAATACTATAACTATTGGATTACCAAACAACGTAACAATTGGTGGTAACCTAACAGTTTCAGGAACAACAACAACAGTTGATTCCACAACCTTAAGTGTTGCTGATCCACTTATTATATTAGGCTCCGGCAATAACAGCTCTGACGCTGTTGACCTCGGTTTATATGGCCTATATGATACTTCAGGTTCACAAGACTTATATGGTGGTTTATATAGAGACGCTTCCGATTCAGGTAAGTGGAAACTCTTTAAAGACAACCAAGCAGCTCCAACCACAACAGTTAATACTGGTGGAACAGGTTATGCAGTAGCTACTCTTGTTGCTCACTTGGAAGATTCCAGTGTAGCAATTACAGGTGGTTCAATTACTGGCATTACTGATCTAGTAGTAGCAGACGGTGGTACGGGCGTGAGCACTTTTACAAGCAATGGTGTACTATATGGTAACGGAGCAGGAGCTATACAAGCAACTGCAGCAGGTACCAATGGATACATTATGTATTCTAATAGTGGGACACCAGCATGGACTAATACCTTAGATGGTGGTTCATACTAATTTAAATTATAGGGAATGATATGACACAACAAAATGATCAAAGTGATTTAATTAATGAATATATTAAAAACTTAGCGGCGAAAGTCAACGAGTTACAAGCGGAAAACATTTTATTAAAAACTAGATTAAGTCTTTTGGAAACAGCGAATGTGGCAAAGGTACAACAGGAACAGCAGGTGCAAGATGGCGGAGGTTTTGGAGGAGCAGCAATGACACCCAAGAAAGAAGCAGCACCTACACCTGCCCCTGAACCTAAAAAGGAACAACCTAAACCAAAAATGAGGGTTAACCAAAGGCCAGGTTCACAAAAACAAAGAGACTCATCTGGACAATTTATAGAGGAGAAATAACATGGCAGTAGTAATTAAGATCAAAAAGTCTGAAACGGCAAGTGATGCACCAACAACCTCAGATCTCGCAGTCGGAGAAGTTGCATTAAATACCGCAGATAAAAAGATCTACGTTAGGGATTCAAGCGATTCCATTATTAACGTTTCTAATTATACTGAAGCAGACCAATCCTTAATCTTCCCAAGTGGAGATTATGGAAGTGTTGCAAACGCATTAAGTGAAGATGCCTTTGGACAGTTAATAGATAAAATCTATGACTTAAAAGGGGACTACACTTCTGTTAATCCTACTATTAAGATGCGGGTCGCTACTGAAGACTTAGGCGCTTTATCATAACCAACATAGAAAATTAGGAGAGAACTATGGCAGTTACAGTACAATTTAGGAGAGGCACAGCAGCCCAGAACAATTCGTTCACAGGTGCGGCAGGTGAGGTTTCTATTAATACTACTAACAATGCTATTAGGGTCCATGATGGAAGCACAGCAGGCGGTACCGAGATGATGCTCGCATCGGCTGCAAATATTTCCGGAAACATTCCAGGCGGGAATGTATCCGGTACAATAGATGGCGGAACATATTAAATAGGAGAAAACAATGCCAACACAAGTACAATTTAGAAGGGGAACGACGACACAAAATAACGCGTTCACCGGTGCTGTAGGCGAAATTTCCGTTGATACTACTTTAGATCACATCCGGTTACATGACGGCTCAACAGCAGGCGGGCATAGACTTGCCTTGTATTCAGAATTAAATACTGGAGACATTACAGCAGTCGTGGCAGGAACGGGGTTGACAGGTGGCGCAACAAGTGGAAGTGCAACGGTCAGTTTATCTCACTTAGGAATTGAAAGTTTATCAGATCCCAAC